TGGTAGGTTCTATGATCCCTCTTATAAAGACAAGTTATATATACAAGAAATAGCTAAACAGAACAAACCTACACAAATTATAGAGACTGCAACGGTAATGGATCTAACCTTTTTTAGACCTATACCTAAATCAGCTTCTAAAGCATTAACACAAAAAATGCTAGATCACGTCGTCTTGCCTACAACTAGACCCGATGTTGACAATAACGCATACCTAGTTACTAACGCTCTAAAAGAAATATTTTACTCAGATGATAGCCTAGTCACTGATTTAAATATCCGAAAACGATATAGCGAAACTCCATGTACATTAGTCAAGATTTGGGAATATTTCGGGACTACTGAATGAAAGTGTCAGTAGAACAAGACGACGAATTTTTATACCACGAGATAAATTAATTCAAAACAAAGAGGATTTATTATGGAAAAAGAAATGAAAACAGAAGATGTTAGCAAGATATATAACGGGCTACCTAATACTGAGCTTAAAAGCCTGTTAAGTGCAAGCATGTTAAACCAGATGGGCTGGTATATACAATACGTGCAACAGACATTAGCAGCAAATGCCCCAAAAGATCTAGAGGAAGTAACTGAGTTTGAGAAAGAGATCCTAGACGAGGGGGAAAATGGTTAATATCCCAAACCATTTAGATACTCTTGATTTACCTCAAAGAATATACAGAATCGAACAAATGTGGGATCAATTCAAGAATGATGAGACTAGAGCCTCACCTTTTATTAGGAAGGCTGTTTGTGATATCCTGGAAGGGTCGTTACACTTCTATCTTTCCTCATTTCCATCTAAGGATCAGGTAACAAAAAAGAAAGACGATGTTAAAAAAAATGAACATAAGAAAAAACATGAACCTATTCTTGTCGATAATAACTATATATCTATAGATGAATTCTTATTCAAATTTAATGAAAGAAATTATCCTATTTTTGGAAGAAGCTGGTTCAACAAAAAACATTTATCTATTTTAAGGTTCGATAAAGAAAGATATAAAGAAATATTCAGTTTAGCTAAGGTTGGAAATAGGTTAAATTGCATTGTTTTTAAGCCTATCAGTTTTATTGATTATGTTTTAAATTCAAAAAACACGACTAACCTTATGAAAGAGCGAATTATCAATTGTATAGATGCGGGTGTCGTATGTCTGAAAAAATAACAAAAAAACAAACACTCATCGAACTTGCTGAGATTGTTAAGTCTATATCTAAAACTAATTTGAAGGTACTTTCGGAAATTAACAAGAACATGCTTAAGTTCAACCAGTTTCAGCTAATGAATGAAAAAACCGTCGAGAAAGTAAGTGAGTATGAAAAAAATATGGAACATGTGATTAAAATAATCTCTGTAGCTGAGGAGAATATATGTAATTGTATGTTAGCAATTAAGCAAAACTCTTGCTACAAGCCGTGGTATCCTGAACCCTATAAAGAGACAAAATAATCAACTTCGAAAAAATGCATGAAGAATTTAAAAGTTGGCAAGAAGATCAACCCTCACCTTACGAAATACAATATAAGAAGTTTTTAAATGAAAAAATAGGGAATGAAAGCACTAAAAAATCTTTTATTGACTTAACATTTACTTTGCTTGAGCTTAAGAGAGAATTTAAAGATTTCCTTGAAGGAAATAATCCGGGGCTATATGATTAAGACTTCCCTTTAAAACTATAGTGAAATATTGTGTGCTTTCAATGCAACATAATGAGTATTATCAGACGTGTAAACCATTGGTTTTAAATAACTTAATGAGAGGAAGAAAGAAATGGACAAGGAATATACATTTGCAAGCATAGTAGTGGGTATAACTGCATGAAATTGATTCATTTTTACAACACTAAACAAAAACTAGAATTATTTGGTTATGGAGAGTGGATTGAAGAACCAGATCAAGCGTTCTTTGAACATAACTCAATTGCTTGCGAAATTTCGCGTAATAGTTATGGAAATTTATGTGGATATTGTTATCTTCCAGATGATCACCCTTGGAATGATATAAAACTATATGATAGTGACGTGTGCAAAGTTTACGATGGAATTTTCTATCAAGTAGGACTAAAAATAGGATTTACTACCGTCTGTAGACATGATGATAGCAGTGGAGTTGATCTAATTCCCTACGACTTCCACCACGAAGTTTCTACTATAAAAGCTATTTTATCCGACCTTGATTCTATAATACGAAATAAAGAACGATTGATTTCGTTATTTAAAGACAAAAAATATATATATAGAAACTTTCAGTTTGCAGAAAAAGAATGTAAAAATCTTGCAGATCAGATAGTTGAGGCTTATTCTTGCGTTTAATCTCTAGGTGTGTCATTGGTTTTAAATAACATAAGAATCATATCGTTTTACAAGTACATTGATAGGAGATTGGAGATATGGACGAAAGAACTTTAGACGTTTGTAAGATGAGTACGAAAGAAATACAAAATAAATTAGATGAGATTTTAAAGAAAGAAAGTCTTCCTGAAATAATGTCTTATTACTTTCAAATATCTATTGAAGCACAATTCTTTACAGTCGGGGAAGATTGTTTAAGAAAGAATTTTGAGCAAGTTATTAGTCTTTGCAGAGAATATAAATCGGACAAATGACTGGTGATAAAACAAACAAGCCTCTTCCGTTAACCGCGTTTGACTTAATTGTTGGGGTGTGTCATACTGTTGGCAACAATATCAAACATTATGACAAAAGGAGTAAGACAATGAAAAGAATATCAGACAAAACCGATTGCACAATCCAAGTTAAAGTAATACTAAAAGACGATAAATATGTTGGAAAAGTTATATCACATTATTCTAAAAATGGTGTGTGTTCTGTAGAACTATATGATGAGTTTAAACTTTTGCATGCTGGTAAAGCCGGCGGGTATGGGTATGATAAATTCACGTGTGCTTTAAGTGGGGCTAAATTCTATGACCTAGAATTAGTAGATAATTGCCAAGTCAAAATCGAACATGAAGATGGTAGCTATTCGCATAAAACGGCTGGATTAAATCTTCTATATGAACATGGTTACCAAATCATTTGCTTAATATAAACAATGTTTTAAGATAGTGCTATAGAACAAGCCTCTTAGGAGGCTTTAACAAAGGAGTAAGAATATGACAAATATTATTATAGATATTATAGAAGAAATAGATTCAAATTGTTGCGGTAAAGAGTGTGAGGGGCATTTAATTAGACACGCTCTTAAACAGCTCAGTGAGCATTATATAAGTAAGTTCCCAAATGGTGATGCTGCAGGTTTTATGGAAAATGCATTACAAGAACTTATCAGGATAGCTTTTCTTATGTCTGATCATGATAATCTGGCCAATGCAATGCTTATGCATATCATTTTAAGGGAAAACTTGGCTCAAGTTCCACCGTGTGAAGATTGTGAAGAAGATACACACACTTAATGGTTTAAGTCATTTCTGTTAACCAGATTTGACTTAATTGCTAGGGTGTGTCATAATGTTGACAACACTTTAACAAAGGAGTAAGACAATGATAACAATACAAGAACTTAGACAAGAACTTAGACAAGAACTAAAAGAAATGGAACTTGAAGAACAACTAGAACTTGAATTAAATAATATGGATTTATGGTTTAGTGCTGTGCAATCTTTCGGTTATGAAGCTAACACTGAGGTAGAATAGTATGAAAACGAAACTACTATCACTTCCTTCTAAATTTAGTGGAACAACACACGGCGTACCTTATTATTATGATGAAGAATTTATAACAAATGGAAAGTTTGCAGTTCCTAGAAGTATTGTTAAAGATGATTTTAAGTACTGTGTTGATAGCCCTATAGCAAAAAACCCTAATATACAAAGAAGTTTTGGAACCATAGAAGAAAAAACAAAGAGATTTATTAAAACAAATCATATTTTAGACTTAGGGAATTTTTACGCTAGAATGTTTGAAAACCCAATAGACAATGAAACGGTTTATTTTCAAGATCAGTATATTATACATTTTGGGGTTATAGAGCTTTTTGGCAAAGATGAAAGCAAGCCGTTTATTTGTAAAAATACCGGCGTGATAATTATGCCGTGCAATACTAATACTAAAAAATAAACATTAACACAAGGAGTAAGACAATGAAAAAGTTAGCTATAGATTTAACAGAGAAAGAAAGAGAAAATTTTTACGATTACTTTTATGATAATTGGAATTTTGATATGGACGACACCCTTACCCCTAATCCTTTCGGTTGCCCGTGGGTATGGTATCGTGAAGAACTGGAAGGGGATACGGTTCAAGAGATGGCAAATAATTTCTTTAATCTTCAAGAAGATGAGATTAAGTTTCAGTATAGGAATTCTTTGACTATAGAGATTGAGGAAATGGAAAATCTTTTAGAAAGCGTTGAAGAAAATCTTGTGGACAACGAAATTTCAGATGATGAAAGACTAGATCTTATAGACGAACAAAAAGCATTGCGTTTTAATATACAAAGACTTATGAAGATAAGAGCCCCTCTATATTTCACAGGCAAAGGAGTAGGCAGTGAAAAAACAAAAATTTAGGTTTAAAGTATTAAGCGAAATCGTTTATATCATTGAGATAGAAGCACAGTATGAATATGAGGCTATATCTACCATAGAGGAAGGCAATTTCAAAAAGGAAGATATCAAGCATATTAAAATGAAAGATTATGAGATACTAGAAGTACTACAACCACAGGAAAAGAAATGACATTTAACACTAACAACAATCAAAATTCAAACTCAGAGTTACCAACTACAGAAAAAAGTTTAAAGTACATAGCTTGGAACATAAAGCAAATGGACGTAAACATCGGGGAAATTGCTTCTTCCATGAAAGAGGTAGTCCAAGGCCTAAAAGAGCAAAATACCACTCTAAAAGGAATAGGCAAAGTACTACAGTCTAAAGGAAATACTAACATCGAGTACTAAAAGAGTTTTAAGCTATCATGTAGCCCCTATATCAAGCTAACTATATTAGAACTCATCTAAACTAAGATAGTCGATTCTAGGGGTGTTTCTGAAAGCCTATTTAACCCCTTAGATCAAACTTTATGGTAAATGAAGGTTTATACATACCTCAATCATCTAGGGGGTTGTTTGAAATCCTGTTTTATAGTAAGATGTTATCCATAAAGAAGTACATATGACTAGAAATGAAGATTATGTTGACTTAGAGTTTTACTATAAAGGACAAGAAAAGTATTCATGCTATGAGCCTGTCGACTTAAAAGAAGAATCTCAGGCTATTATGAAAACGATTAATGATATTTTTACAAGGAGTGTGATGCATGTACTGTACTATAGGATTCCAAATAATCGGCGTTATTCTTTATACTTCAATTCTTTTTGGCTTTTTTTCTATATTGTCTTTAAGAAGTGATATTAAAAGACTGCAAAAGAACGCTGAAAAAGTTCCCTCCTTAGAGTTGGATGTTGAGTACCTCAAGAAAGACATAAAGAACCTAGAACACAATTCATGACTCATACACCCGTACCTGCGTTCCATTTGGCAAAGTCTTTATAGATGGAAATCCATCGGGTGTTTTAATAAACTGAACCTTTGAACTCTCAAAAATAAAACATTGCCCTAAGACAAGACACACCACGCCAATTATAAACAAAAGCTTTAGCCTAAGCGTCGTAAACAGATACTTTTTCCCCATTTTCTAACTCGATTTCTTTAGTTCCAGTATCTAAGCCTGTAGAAGGCTCAACTATAAGCTCAACATCTATTGGGTGTGATAAGCAGTGTATCTTTACAGTAGAGATGATGATAAAAAGTATAGCAAAAACATGAACTATTTTCCAAGCTTTATTAAAGATCATATCTTACGCCTATTGCCGATAAATTTAAGTTTACTAACCACTTGGGTAACCTTCCTTTCTCCTCGGATATTCGAATCATCTTCAATGACAATGATCTGTCTTTTGTAGAACTCGGGATCAGTCCAAGTGTGGAAGATCTCTGTCAACCCTCCTTTGATCTGTACGTTTGAGCATTTGCATGCGGTAAAGGTAGTTGGGTCGACGGATATAACTTCATCGTGGCATTTAGTGCAGGTTGCAGCGTTGCAAATAATTATATCTTTCTTGCTTGGGATATAGTAATAGGCTTTTTCCTGTGAACGTGTGGGTAGTATAGACAATGTAAACTCCTTTTTGCAAGATACTAAAAAATAAAGATATTTATATCAAGAAGTTATTTTATTCAAATTAAAGGTTAACAATGGTAAGATCAATACAGAGGAACTTATGACAATAAACTGGGAATCCAAGGAGTTTGCGATAGGCTTACTTTGCCCACTGGAAAAGAATCCAAGAACACTTTCAAAAGATCAGTACGCAAACCTAAAGAAAAGCTTAGAGAAATTTGGCTTAACCAACAAGCCTATAGTTACGCAAGACTATCAGATCATTTCTGGACACCAACGGGTAAAGATTATGCATGATCTAGGACACGATATCATTGAGTGCTTAGTTCCATCTAGAGAGCTTACGGAAAAAGAAATAGAAGAACTCAATATTCGTATGAACAAGAATACGGGGGGGTGGGATTTCGATATCTTGGCTAACGTGTGGGACGAGGAAGAACTAATAGAGTATGGGTTTACCGAAAAGGATTTAGGACTAGATCCCGAAAGCCTTTTAAATGAAGCCCTAGAAGAAGATAAACCGAAGCACGCAATAGTAACACTCAAGATTGAGAATATGAGCGATTTAGAGGGTACGCAAGCCCTTTTAGACACCCTTATACAAAAAATTGACAGTGCTAGTTACAAGGTAAAGATAAAATGAGTGAGATAAAGAAAAGAACTAAGAAAGGAACGATTGCTAAGATCAAGGTAGATGAAGAACTACTCGGCAAGCTAGCAAGAATTCATTGTACCTATGAAGAAATGGGTTCTATAGTGGGTTGCTCTAGAGAGACAATCAAGCGTCGATATGATCATATAGTGCATGAGAATAGAGCACACGGAACAATGGGCTTACGACGGGCTCAGTTTAGGTGTGCGTTGAAAGGTAACCCCGCTATGCTAATCTATCTAGGAAAAGTACTACTTAAGCAACGACCGGATGAAGAATCTGGAGGTGAGGTTATTAATGTTATTATCAATGATAAACAAGTACATTCAATCTCAAAAACTCAAACTAAAGTGGAACATGAAACTATCGAAATCTAAAGCCCAAGCACAAAATAAAAAGAAACTTATAGATGATGTTGAGTTGTCTTATAAAATAGAGACAAGATTCAGGTTGTTTCAATTGTCTATGATAGCTATTGCAATCCTAGTTGGCTTGTATTTTGCTAGTAGTGGTTGTCATTGCAATGAAAAAAAAGTTCTATATGATTTCAAATTGGTTGACAAAGAATATGAGCCTATGTATAGATACGAAAAGAAAGATTGTGAAGTATGCAAACAGAAAGGGAAATAGAAAATGATATTTAACAGGAATAGAAAAAAAATAGAAGATCTACTAAATGATTAATGGGTTATCTCTCTTTACGGGAATTGGAGGATTAGATGTGGCTTTATCTGAATACATTAACCCAATCGCATATTGCGAAATCGAGCCCTACTGTCAAAGCGTCATCTTGTCGAGAATGCAAGAAGAACATTTGCCCCAAGCACCGATTTGGGACGACATACGAACATTACCAACAGATCAACTTCCCAAGGTCGATATCATCTATGGAGGCTTCCCATGCCAGGATATTAGCATTGCAGGAAATAGAAAAGGCTTGGAAGGCGAGCGAAGCGGATTGTTTTTCGAGATCTTACGCGTGGCCAAAGAAGTCAAGCCCGCTTTCATATTCCTTGAAAACGTCGCAGGAATCACCTCAAAAGGGGGACTTCGAGTCGTTAGAGAAGTTGCCAAAATGGGGTATGATTGTAGATGGTGTGTTATATCCGCTGCAAGCGTCGGAGCATTACACCAAAGAAAAAGGTGGTTTTTACTGGGCTACTCCAAATACAATGGATCACATGAATTTGAGAGGCAAGGAAGCAATGAGAAGGCAGTTTTTAACAACAAGAAAGGGGAGAAACAAACCAGCGAATCTAAGGGAACAGATTCACAAGGAGTGCTATCCGAACTATCTTTTCCCTACTCCAAGAGCGTCAAAGACAGACGGTTACTCGAGCAAAGGAAGGGGGGAAACATTGTGGCAAGTGATAATGATGAACGAACAAAATACGAGTGGCAAAAAGCTGTGTCCGAAATTTGTCGAACTACTAATGGGATACGCTTTAGGGTGGACAGACTTAAGGCTCTAGGAAATGCCGTAGTTCCTAAGCAAGCTAAAAAGGCTTTTGAACTTTTGATGGGTAAACCTTTGCCCTAAGTAAAACTATCCCCCACCACCTTCCATAAAAATTCGGGTTTTGTTAAATATGAAATTCTACAAATTAAATAAAGGAAAAGACAAGTGATATTTAAGAAATACAAAACACAAATAGAAGATCTTTTAGAAGAAATAGAAGATCTGTTAAATGACAGAGATAGTTTATTATATGAAATAAGAGAGGAAAAACGTTCATATCACGACCTTTTTGTTGAGCTTAAAACACTTGAACAAAGTCAAGTGGTAACGGGAAAAGAAAACGCTGACTTAAGACAAGCGATAGTTAACTTAAATGATAAGAAAAACGCTGAAATCGATGAGCTTAAATTAGATGAAAAAAGGTATAAAGACGACGCCGCTTATTATGAAAAAAAGTATGTGGATTTATGCACAGTTAAAAGAGAATTAGAACTTAAATGCGATTTGCTTGAGCAAAGGTATAATTTAACTAAAGATGGGTATGATTTCGTAGAAATTTACGAAAGAGATATTACTCATAAACTACAGATTCTTGAGCTTGAGGCTAAGGGGTATGTGAACGTTTATTCGAAGTACCTGGATGATAATAGAGTGTTTTTCTACACAAAACTAAAGTCTAAAACTTGCTAATCATTATACTTGAGAATTACGGTCCATTTCCAACGGTTACGATAGTTTTAACTTTAGATCATATAAATTACGAGTATATAACAATGTGTGATTTTAAAGATTGTAATATAGAAACCCCTCATATTCACAGAAAGTATGTATTAAGAGATGAAGCAGAGGAAATGATGTCCAATTGCGTTAAAGAAGGTATAAAACCCCCTCGTGATGAAGATTATGAATATTATAAAAAAATAGATTTCTCAAGTGAAGAATGATCCTATTAATCTGACATTGATTGCTGAATGGAGTCTTTAATCAATAGACATGATTGGTCTATAACAGCATCGCTAATTTCAAAGTGATCATCTAAGAGAATTAATTTACCACACTCTTCACCGTCGTTCATTTCATTTTCTTCTTTCTTCATATTTTCCATTTTATCTCTTTTCCAAGTATTGTTATTTTATTTATTTCATTCGACATTTAAACCCTATTATTATTTCATGAATGGACTTAATCAAGTCTATTATGTAGCATCTCTTTTATATCATCTAAAACTTTATATATTTCATATAAACTTCTGTCCAAACTGGTTAAGCACTCATTAATACCATTAAATCTTTCTAAAAATGTTTCTAGTAAGCCTGTTTCTCTTTCTTCCATAAACGCCCATTAAAAGGATAACATTTGGATATAGAAATACCCCACCAATTCAAACTAAGAGAATACCAAATCCCTTTTTTTAATGCAATGAGTACTAAAAAGCGTGCCGTGCTAGTATGGCACAGGCGTGCAGGAAAGGAAAAAACATGTTGGAACTATCTTATATCTCAAGCTTTACAGAAAGTTGGTATTTACTACTACTTTTTCCCCCATTTTGCCCAAGGTAGAAAGATTCTATGGGACGGTATAGACAAGCAGGGAATGCGTTTCTTAGACCATTTACCAGCCTGTTTAATCGATGGCAAGAAAAACTCAACAGAGATGAAGATAAGGCTTAAAAACGGCTCTATAATCCAAGTAGTAGGCACTAACAACATTGACAGCATCGTAGGAACAAACCCTATAGGTTGCGTATTCTCTGAGTATTCCCTACAAGATCCTACCGCTTGGAGTTTGATTAGGCCTATCCTAACTGAGAATGGAGGGTGGGCGGTTTTTAACTTTACACCTAGAGGCTCGAATCATGCTAAAGAACTATTCGATATGGCTAAACAGAATCCAGAATGGTTTTGTGAGCTTCTAACGGTTAAAGATACAAACATTATACCCGAATCTGCTATTCAAAGTGAGCGTGAAGATGGTATGAGTGAAGATTTTATCCAACAAGAGTTTTATTGTTCCTTTACATTGGGAATTCAAGGGTCTTACTACAGTCGATATATACAAAAAATGTGGGATGAGGGACGAATTACTAGTGTTCCTTATGATGAGTATGCCCCTGTTTCGACCTTTTGGGATATTGGCGTATCAGATGAAACCGTGATCCTGTTCGCTCAGAATGTTGGACAAGAAGTTCATATTATCGATATGTATGTCAATCAGGGAGAGGGATTAGCTCATTATGCTAAGATTATCGACCAGAAAGCTAAAGATAATGAATGGATATATGATTCACACTTTGCCCCTCATGATATACAGGTAAGAGAGCTGGGTTCGGGTGCTCAAACTAGACTACAAATAGCTAAAGATCTTGGAGTATCGTTTCAAATTACTCCTAATATACCTTTAATGGAGGGAATTGAATTAGCTAGAGGTTTATTTTCTAGATTATGGGTAGATAAAGATAAGTGTAATTATTTTATTAAAGCTGCGGAAAATTACCAAAAACGTTATAATGAAAAATTAAACGTATATAGTGAACTCCCGCTGCATAACTGGGCTTCCCACACAGCAGACGCATACCGCTACTTAGCGATAAATCAATCTAAGATTCGAAAAGGTCATATGAGCGAAGAAGAAGCTCAACTGATTGAAGATAAATATTCTTACCGTTATTAATCAAAAAATACAATCATTGCTAGGCACGGGAAGGTATCCCGAAACATATAAGGTATCTCTTAAAACGAGATAACACTTAAGTTTTAAATAATCTATTTAGGTGCGGGGGTTCGATTCCCCCGTCTGGCGTTATTAAATACAGTTTCGACTTTAGCACTGTTGAAGCTTCTTATCTATAGAAATCATAAAAAATTAAATACAGTCAAGGATTCCAACATGGCCAAAAACTGGATACAGAGTGCAATCAACCCTAAGAATAAAGGTAAGTTGCATCGTGAACTAGGTGTCCCCGAAGGAAAGAAAATCCCTACTAAAAAGCTTAATATTGCCGCCAAAAAAGGCGGAACAATCGGTAAAGAAGCAACTCTTGCTAAAACTCTAAATAAATTTAAAAAGAAATAATCAATGGTATCAGATCTAAGCAGAATAACTGAGCTTAATAATCACTATGAAGAAGATTATTACGCTTGGAGTCCCTTCTATCCCGAAGCAGAAACAGATTTACGATATTATCTGGGCGATCAATGGAACGCTAAAGAAAAACAAAAGCTTTATGAGGAAGGAAGATCCACGTTTGTTTTCAACAAAGTGAAGAGAAATATTGACATGATAACCGGATATCAGGCTAAAAACCGCTTATCCTCAGTTGTTGTCCCTGTGGAGAATAAAGACCAAGTAACAGCAGACCTAAGAACTAAGCTTCTTATGCACTCGATGAACCAGAGCGATGGATATAGGACTATCTCTAAGTGTTTTGGTGGGGCTTGTAAGACGGGCTGGAATCTAGCTTCCCTTTGGATGGACTATCGAAGTGATCCGATCAATGGAGACGTGAAGATGTCTAGAGAGCCATATTCGGGGTTTATCTGTGATCCTTACCTAACTCAATTAGATTTTTCTGATTGTTCCAATATTATTAGAAGAAAATATCTTGGTGTTGAACAAGTAGCTTCCATGCTTCCCGATCAAAAGAAAGATGTCTATAGGCTTCATGAAATGGGATGGGAAAGAGACGATAAGTTTACTTGGTTGCCATATCAAAGACAGCCTAACGGGGAAGATTTATTAGCCTATACTGAAATGTATTTACAACGCTGGGAAACTGTCCCAATGATTGTAGATATGGAAACAGGCGAATTTACTGAATTTGATTTTGGTAAAGATGCATTAAATGAATACCTAAGACTTTATCCTCAATTAAAAGTGGTTAAAAAACAAAAACGCATTATTGAATTGACTGTTGTTGTTAATAACGAGGTCATGAAAATTGAAAAAAATCCATATGGCCTTGATGAGTACCCTTTCGTCCCTTTTGTTTCTATATTTGAAAGTGAGTCGGATCTATGGAGCTTAAAGGTTCAGTCTTTAATCAGATGTCAAAGAGATCCTCAAACAGAAATTAACCGCAGAATATCTCAGATGACCGATTTGCTTGATTCTCAAGTAAATTCCGGGTGGATAGCAGATGAAGATGCAGTAATTAATCCTAGATCATTATTCCAAGCGTCCCAAGGTAAAGTAATTTGGCGTAAATCAGATGCTAAACCAGGATCGATTGAAAAAATTCAGCCTGGGCAAATCCCACCTAGCATGTTCCAGCTTCAAGAGGTTTTTGATAAGAATATCGTAGAGATAGCAGGAATTAACGATGCAGCTTTCGGTATCGCAGACAACGCCAACGATTCTGGTGTAATGATGATGCTAAGACAAGGGGCGGCTCTCACAAACCTACAAGACGTATTCGATAATCTCAGATATAGCCAAAAACAACTCTCTAAGAAAATGTTAAAGATGATGCAGACATGGACACCTGAGAAGATATTTAGGATTACTGGAGAGAAACCCGATGATAATTATTATGATCCTGAATCTATAAAATATGATGTTGAAATCCAAGAAGGGATGCTAACAGATTCTCAAAAACAAATGTACTTTAGACAGCTTGTCGATCTTAAAGGTCTTGGAGTTCCTGTTACAGGCGAAATGCTTGCTAAGGCTGCTCCTATCCAGGGTAAAACTGAATTCCTGCAACAAATTGCAGAGATGGAGCAACAACAGGCTCAAGCACAACAAGAACAAGCTAAGATTCAAGAGAGAATTCTTATTTCTCAAGAAGAATCCAATAAGGCGAAATCTATCTCAGATATTGCACTTTCAAAAGAAAGGTTTACTCGTTCAGTCGCGAATATGGGATTAGAAGATGAAAGGGCTGCTAAAGCTGTTGCGGACAGATCCGATGCTGCTTTGGCTAAGATTAAGGCTATCAAAGAACTTGAGTCAATGGATCAAGATAACTTGATGAAGTATTTCGCAATTATTCAGTCATTTGAAGAAATGAGTCGAGTAAAAGAAGAAGAAATCAAAGCTAACGACGTCACAATTTCGGCTAATGCTAACGAAAGTCAGTCTCAGCCCGAATCGCCTCAAATGGGGCAACCAATAAATCCAATGGAGAATTAACATGAAAAAAAAAGGATCTAATGCAGGTTCTAGTAATGACATGTATGCACCAAAAAGCATGAGTAGTCTTAAAGATAATACTCACGCTTATAGTGTTAAATCATGGTCAGTACCGGAAGGTCAAGGATGGGGTCAGGTTAAACCTTATAAAGAAGGAAATCAAGGTTATCCATCAGAAGCATTTAACTACCAGTATTAAGGGGTGGTTATGGTTCAAGAAACAGGGGAAACCCGAGATGCAATCATTGAGGATGACAATAAGCTTCTGTCTCAGATAGTCGAAGCCAATAAGCATAGAACAGATCCGTATTGGATCATGATTTATGCCAAACATTCCAAGCAAACTCTCGATGGTAAACTCGTATTGAAAAAATTCATAAAAGCATTAGGAGAAAGGCCACCGTCTATGGTGGGAGCGATCTTAGGACAAGTAGACAATTCCAAGGGATCTATTTCTTGGGAAGTAAATATGCCTCAAGTGCCTTTTGATTTCGATAAACTCTCTCTTTATGGAGCAAAACCAGGAAACGAAGTAGTCACTGAAACGACTTCAATCCCCTGGGCTTACGCAACACAATAGTGCCGCCGACTTTACGGGCGTCAAAGGAAAAATATCATGGAAGAAAATACCCAAGACTCGGGCGTATATGATGCGGAAGTCGCCGTTCCGTCGTCTGAAAACAATGTAGATAATCAAACTGAGCAAGCTTCTGAGCAACATGTACCGCTTTCAGCTTTGCAATCAGAACGATCACAGCGTCAACAGATGCAAGAAGAACTACAGGTTCTTAAGGATAACATGCGTTTAATGCAAATGCAGGCTCAGACTCAATCAACTAAAAAAGATGAGTATGATGGGCTTTCTGATGATGACGTGATGACAGTTGGTGAATATAAAAAATTTATCGCTAAAGAACGTAATCAAATGCAGATCGCTTTGACTGAAGTGCAGATGACTCAAAAGTATCCTGACTATCGAGAAACTGTAACGAAATATTTACCAGAAGTAATTAAATCAAATCCTAGGTTACGAGATACTCTCGAAAAAACTCAAGACTACGAACTCGCCTACTATCTAGCAAAAAATTCCGATACTTATAAATCAGAACAGAAAGCGGTTAAAAAGAATGCCGACGCTGAACGCATAGTTAAAAATTCCAG